GACCCTTACGCCCATTATCCCCTCGTCACAATGCCTTGCCAAATAATCGGAGTGTTATCGGGTTGCAATGCACCGATGCCGTGTATGAGCCAGACATCGCCGTTTTCCAACCATGTCGCCGGGCCGAACTGTATCATGTCTCCGGGTGAAGGGTTGAACTCCAGACCCTTCGCCGCCAATATCAAGTCCTGCGCTCGACTGATCTGCAGGGTGCCATCCCGAAAATCCTGCGAAAATGCTTGTTGTGTCGCGGATTGCGGAGGCAGGGGAACACCGAATCCCGTGGTGTCCTCATATGCGCTGGATTCCACTTCCATGCGCCACTGCAAGTCGGTGGTCGTTTCAAGGTCTTCGGAGACTGATATTGTCGTAGCGTCGACTGCCGTTGCCACGAATGGTCCCCGGTTTTTAAAAGATGAAACCTCTTGGAATCTGATCAAGTCGCCCACGGCAACCTCTGTAGTCAAGTCTCCAGCCGTAAAGGTGAAAGTGTTCCCGCTGGCCGATAGCGTGCCAAAGGTTTCATGGTTAAAGGCACTCAGCGTCGATTCTGGGCGTTTTCTGCGCAATACAATAGGTTGCCCCTTTGCCCCGATCATAGCCTCAGCTTTGTCTATTTGAGCTTGGTACTTGGTCATTTAACAACCTCATACCCGGCATCCGTGAGCCATTCTTCAGCCTCTACCGCGGACGCCGGTGCCTTTTCTTTACCCAGAAGCTCCTGTATTTCTTTGCGCTTTGCCAGCCACGGCTTGTCTTTCAAGTAAACAGGTGGCGGGCCTTGCCCATCCGGTCCCGGCTTTGCTTGCCTGATCTCCGTATCCTGCGATGCCGGTGCTGGTCGCCACTCCTTTTCGTCAAGGTCTTTGGCATCAATAGCCCAAAAGTTTTTGACCTTGCCGGTTTTGATGTTATGCATCCTGCGCTTCGCCATCTCATGCCTCCTTGCTAAAACGCCGCCGCCAGTATGTACTGTCGACGGCGTTCATGCCTTGATTTATGCGCCGAGTTAAGCCGTGACTGTAACCACCAGATCCACCGCATCGACTGTATAACCAAGCATCGCGGTTTCCGCCTCCGATGCCGTGACGGTGATTTCATCGTTTTCCGCAAAAGCCCCGGTGCCTGTGACCTCCAACTCTGCTATACCGTTGACGAACACAAGATCGTCACTGGTTAGGGCGGCTGTACCTGTAGCATTGTCGGCTATAGCCGCACCCCCCGTGATGGTCAGGTTCGCCCAATCATGGACCTCGTTGGCGTCGGTCTCAAGCCTTACCTGTACCCGGATGGCATCAAACCCGTCACCCGCCGCCGGAGCATCGTCCAAAAGCTCAAGAGCAAAAGCAATATCCCCGGACATGGCTTTATCGCGGGGGGCCGAATCCTTTTCCATCATGGTTCCAGCCGGAACCTTGCGAAACTTTTTCACACCATCAGCAGTTTCCTGCCATACTGTAGTCATCCTGCCCATACTCATCCTCCTGTACCCTCATTGCGCCATCAAGAGGCGGTTTATGTTATTGCAGGGGTACTACATAGGCGATGCTGGTAACGTTGGCTGTAGCCTCTGTGCGTTCGATCTGGAGCCGAATAAACGGGTAAAACGTGCCGTTCTTCTCGTTGTCGAACAGAAGCTTGTACCGACCAGCCGCCGAGTCTGCCGATTCGCCGTCAATGTTTGCCTCCCCGCCCACCTTGAGGGTGCCGAGCAAAGCGGTTTCGTCATCGAAATCTGCGTTGTTGCCACCCTGCACGGAGAACTCGTAAATCTCGTCCCCGCCGGTAACAATGGCAGAAATATCGATGATTGCCATACCACGGAACAAGCCCTCACCGACATCAAGGACGATTGCATCGCCACCGTCTCCATCAAGCCCGTAGTGGGTGGTATCGGCCGCGCCGGTTGCGTATTCTGCCATGAGCAGAAGGTCGCTATCGTAAGTGCCCTGCGGACGCTGTTTGGAACCTATCATTTGAAATCTCCTTTAACTGTAAAATTACGAATATCGTGACTGCACCCCAAGGGTTAATTACACGACTATTGCAGCGTCGGTGATTCCACCGATTCTGGCAGCGGCGCGTCCATGGTAGCAGGCAATCCCTGCATACCACTCGATCCGGGTACGCATTGCCGGTTTGGTTTCAAGCTCGCCCAGATCGCGGACATCCATTTCGTCAGACTGAATACCGGAAAGCATCCCGGTCCCGAAGCTGACACAATAAATGCTGGTGTTCTGCGCGGAGCCGCCACCATCGGCCACCTCGTCAAAGGGCAGGATCGAATCGCCTTCGTTGTCGTAATCGGCAATCAGGATCGGCAGGTCGTTGTACTGCGCAATCTTCCGACCAAAAGCATCGACATCCCACGAAATGTAGCCGCCGACATCGGGATTACGTGCCGCTTGCGTCAGCCGCCGACGCATGGCCTTGTTCATGATCAAGTGGGTGGGGTTGTCCACCGCATCGATCATTTCGTCCAGAGCCGCCAGCGAAAGGGCGTCGCCGTTCCCGGTGTCGTTCCAGAAAAGCTGATTGCCGGTAATGCGGGTTTGCAGACCGTCGAAACCACGCGGGTCGTCAGCGGAGTTTCCCTTCACGAACTGGGAAGTCCACGAAAGCGACAGTGCCTTGACCTTCATCGCCTCCTGCACCGAGCGATGATCCATGCCCATCGTCTGGAGGATGAACATATCAACGTCCAGGTCGCCGCCAGCGATCACCAGCGGTTCAGTGATGGGGTTCAGAATGCCGGTGCTTTCGGTGTACGCCTCGTTCACACCCCGGAAGCCTACGCCCGGCAGCGTTTCTTCCCGGTTATACCGGAGCGCATTGCCCTGAATGCCGTCAAACGGCAGGACCATCATGATGTCGCTGTTCCGGGCATACATTTCGATGATTGCGGACTGTATCGGGTTTTGGGACCGCTTTGCAGCTTCTACTAATGTCAGACCCATTTTAATCTCCTGTTATCTCTGACCGGCACTTGCCTGACGACCCTTCGTGAGCCGTTCTTCCGGCGAAAGTTTGTGCCAATCTTCATTACCTGTCGTTCGGGTCTTTGAACCGGGAGCATCCGAGCCTGTAGGCTTTTTCAGGATTACATCCTTGTGTGGATACTGCTCGATCAAAAGCCCGAGAGCCTCGTCGAAATCGGCCAGTTCACCCGGCCTTTCTTTACTATAAATCGGGTTCCCGTGCTGGTCTTTGGCAACGACCGTCCCGTTTTCGACCTGAAACGAATCCTTGAACTTGGACTCTATCAAATCGGTAGGCGCGGATACTTTGTCGCTCAAAAACTTGGAACGTGCGAATCGACCACCGATCAATTCTTTACGGAGGGTTTCCTCCTTTTGCCTGACGGACTTTTCAAGCTCGTCAATCTTGCTCTGCATGGCCTTCTGCACTTCGGCCTTGACCTTTTCCACCTCTCCCGCATCGATGAGCTTTTTCTTGTCCAGATTGGCCATCGTTTCGATGGCTTTCCTGGCTTCTTCCGGATCATCAATGCCTTCAAACTTTTTGAGGCGGTTTTCTGCCTTCACCCTGTTCTCGCGCTCTGTGTTCAGGGTTTTGGTCAGGTTAGTGATTTCCTCGTCGGTTTTAAACCCTCCCTCTATGTCCAAACGGTATTTGCCGTCTTTCTCGACATATAGGGACTGCAAGTTTTCATCAAGACCTTCCAAACTATCCAGTACGGGCTTTAAAGACATGGTTCCTCCTGTGGCATCTCGCCGTGATTTTGGTTTTGGCATCTCGCCGGGGGTGGCATCTCGCCGGGGGTGGCATCTCGCCGGGTGGAAATCTTGCAAATGCGGTCCCGGCATCTCGCCGGGTCAAAATAGAATCATTTGAACATGAGTCTACACACAAGACAAATGCTTGTCAATACTTTTTTTTACCCCATCCCTCGTACAAGTGTCCTGCGGCTGCCGACCAAGAAAGGGTGCAGGAGTTTCTGCACAGCCTCGAACGTCTTTTCCGGGCGTTTTGCTGAAAAATAAGTCACGCTCTCAGATAGCGGACCGACACCGGAGCTTTCGGATTGTATGGCGCCACCTTGATGCACCGGAAACAAGTCCTCACCCTTGGCAACTTTCAAAGCCGCTTCCACCGTTGCGCTTGCTATGGCATCCGGTACAACATTCGCGGTATAATACTGTCCGTCAATCGGCCCAACTGCGGCTCTCGGCCACGACAAAGCCTGCGCCGTAAACGCCCGGAGGCCCAAAAACTCAAAGCTGTCGATATACCGGGTTCCCATTCGTAAAGCCCTTTCCTTCCCGGCCTCGCCAAGCCCTGTCCAATCCTCGTCAAGCCCTGTCCAATCAGTGACCGTGCCATGCCACTTGCTGACATAATCATCCGCATCCGCAACGCTGATATAGCTTTCCGCATTTTCAATGCCGGTGCCGTCCTCGACTACGATTGCCATAATTCCTCCTTTAATCAGTTATGTCCGTCGAACCCTTCGGATACGAATATCCTCGGCGCACCGGCAATTTATCACGTTCTCCGGCACACTCCCTGGACTGTTTCTGTCCCTTGGCCGCATCAGTGGACCCAGAGGCGTTTCGAAGGGTTCGTCCTTGCGCCTACCCTGTGCGTTCATGGCCGGTACAGCCGCATGGGAATCACGCACCCTTGCGTCACCCCCGGTAATCCAAAACCGCAGCACATCATCCCGCCTCACTATCCCCTCGTCCAATACCTGATCCATAGCGGCATCCTGCCCCTGGCTCAACGCCTCCAGCGCCTGATCCCTGCCGATGGTTTCGGCGCGTGACATGGTTGCCCTGCGCCGATAAGCCTCGGTTGCATTGTTGATAATACCTCGTGGCGGCGGTCTACCCTCGTCAATAGCCTTGAGAACCGCCCGGTCATATCGCCGGTCACGGAGCTTGCGCCCCAGATATTTTCTCATCTCCGTCGGGTCACCGGACAGAAGTTGGGCCTCCGCGTTTGCGACCCATCCTTGTTGCCGACTGGTCAAGCCAACAACGCCGCCCCGGAACTGCTTGGCTTGATAGTCGTATGTTCCCCGAATCTTTGTGGCGATGGTTCTTGGGTTATCTCCCCGCCGTAGGCCGTCCCGGACATGCGATCTTATTGCCTCCCGGCTCTCGTTCGTCACTTCCCGAATCAAGTTGGTGTGAAGCTCGTCTACTGCTGATACTGCCCGACGACTCCCCGCCGCAAACGTCACGGCAACCTTTTGACCGTCTACTGTAGGCGGTGGCACCTTCTGCGCGGAAGCGTTACCCCCTGCTGTAAACGCCGCCTCTTGCGCCTTGAGAAGTTTATCCAGCTTCTTACGCGACAACCCCGCTTCACGGGCTGCCCCTTCGATATCACCGGCATCAATCATCCGGCCAATTGCAGCCACGTTAATGTCACCAGCCGCATCCCCGACAGCTTCCATAAAGGCATTCCTGATTTGCCCTTTGTACTGGTTGTCGGCCAGTTTTAAAATATAGTCCCTGGGCGGCATCAGGCTTTCTCCTTGCGACCTTTTTTCTTTATCCTATGGTATACCCTTTCGACCTTTTCAGCGTCTTTCTTGGTCTTGTACCGGGCCTTACCGTTGCCGATACGCCACTTGCCGTTTGAGCTTTTTGTGACAGGCATTTAAGAGTCCTCCTCGCTATTCTCAAGCGCCATCATCCCTGCAGACCATCTGCGGTAATCATCCGGGTCCATGTCGTGCATCTCCACCCTTCGGAGGTACTCGATCAAAAGATTGTCAGGCATAAGCCCCCGCTCGATGCCATCATACAACGATGTCATCACCTGTGCATCCGGCTCGTCCGAAATAAACTGGCGATTGGCCTCATACTTGACTTCAGCGGGATTGGCCGACACCCATTCTGCCGCCATTCGAAGCATTCGAAGGATGCCGGAGGTGCTGGCTTTCGAAATGCTTGTCAGCGTAGCGGTTTGCGACTGGAACCGAAGCCGGAGGGTTTCCGCGGCCTCTGCCGCCTTCTTCTCCCCAAGCACCCGGATGGTGGCATACGCGATTTCAGCCTTGATGTTCTCCAATTCCTCTTTCTGCGCAGATAATCCACCGCCGGATATTTCAGCGAAACCAAAAGTCGCTGACGGGTTTTCCGCGTACCAGAACTCCGTAGGCCCGACTGATGCTGGCACCTCCGATCCTGCAACACCGGTCCCGAAAGGTGTCGTCCCATTGGCAGACATAAACAGGTTCATCGCATAGTCAGCATACTGACGGTAGTAATGCAGTGCCTTGTTCGCCACCGGGAGCAACGGTATCGCATCAGGTTCCGGCTCCAGATCTCTCGATCCGATAAATACAGCGGGGACCGACCATAAATCTACACCCGGAACCTCCGGGTAATATTCGTCATGCAGATAAAACTCGTCCTTGTCTTCCTCCGACCGTCGATAAACCGATATCGTATAAACCAGAGAATCGTCCTTGCCAAGCTGCACGAAGGCCACGCGCCACTGAGTGACCGAAACAGGCTCAAAAGGGTCGTCCGGGTCCGCCTCATCCACCGTTTCCTCAAAAACGACCATCGAAAGGTTACCGGCATCGCCCTTCCAGTTGATAACAGTCTCGGCCTCATAGGTGGCGATATACGGATTGCCGCCATCGGAGTCGCTATCGAGGAACAGAACAACCCGGCCCACCGACGAAACCTCATGCCATACGCGACTTATCAAATCGTCAAGTGTCAGGCCGTCCCGAGTTGCTTTGTCATAGAGGTATTGCAACGCTTCGGGAAGCTCTGGCATATTGATCTTGCGCCCCATCAACCCGACCATGCCCTCTACAGCCGGAGCAAGGGCGTCCGGGTATCTGGCTCTCTGTTTGTAATTGTGATACTCCGGGCTTGCAGCGGTCTTTTTCAGCCCCGGTGGAACAGGAAGATATTCCGGCCCATGC